CCTGAATCAGAGCCAGCATCGTGTTCAATTGCTGCGCCATGACCACCAGCGCCGCTAAACGCGCGCCGCCTTCTTGGTCGAATGGCTGCTTAAATCCGTGCTCGCGAGCGCCGTCGCGAATGGCCTTGGCCAGATTGCGTTTCGGCGGTCCCGACGAAAGCGCGATCTCTTCAATCTTGATCGCCTCAACGGTCTGTTCCCGCAGAAGCTCAAGCTCGCGTTCACGCTCCCAAAGCGGACGCGATCGGCGCGGCCAGCGCCGGCCCCGAAGCGTTCCGCCAAGCTCTTCCTCGGCCCGCAGCGAGCCTGTAACAGTCGCCACACCAGCGGCAGAACCAGCAAGCGTGCCAACAATGACCCCGCCACCGGCGTCAGGCTGGAAGTACGACCCCCAGTAATCGTCAAGCCAGTAGGTCGTGCCGAAAGTTGACGCGCTCATTCGAGTGCGTACGTCAGCGCGGTTCTGTTGCCGCTGCTGTCCACTGTCGCGATGATCCGGTCAGCACTGTCGTCCACAGCATTGCGGAACGTGATCGTTGTCGTTCCGCCACCGCTGACCTTGCCAGCCGTCGCCGCTGCGATCAGGCGAAGCGCCTGGCGCATCGTCAGCCCGCTTTCCACGTCTTCTTCGTCCAACAGGTACGTCGAAAAGCCCGCAGCCTCCAGCGTCACAGCCGGCGCAATCGAGCCCGCAAGCTTGCCTGTGGCGTAGCGCACAGCGCTGGTAGTGGCGACGCCAGCCGCCGTGCCGACGCCCCAAGCGAGCGCTGTAATCGCTGCGCTGGTCGTTGCAGCGCCCGCCGCAGAGCCCGCACCCGAAAGAGCCGCGACGATGTTTCCCGACACCGTGGCGACGCCTGCCGCCGAGCCTTGGCCCGAAACGACAAGCTGTGCCGTGCCTGTAACCGTTGCGACACCAGCCGAAGTGCCGGCGATGTTGCGGCCTTCTGCAATGGCGCCTGCCGCCGTAGCGACGCCAATCGCCGCGCTATGCGCCGAGACCGCGCCGGCTTGAACCGGTATGAGATAACCCGTGCCGCCGTAGCCGCTTGGGATCGCCGCCAGTTCCAGCGCAACCGTTGCGCCTTCGACCAGCGCAAAATTACGCCGCGCGCCGGTATTGCCCCAATTGCCAGGAAGCTGCGGCGAGAATTGCCCAATCCCCGAAGCAAGAGACGTGGAATTTCCGCCGAAGAAACGCCCCGGAGATTTGGAGGCTAGCGAGTAATTGCCGAGTAGCGCCATTAGCGCGCCTGCTGATGCAGTTTAAGGTGAGCCCAAGTCACGCCGGACATAATATTATGGATGCTCGACTTGCAGACCCCAAACCGGGCGCAAATCACTTTTACAGGAACGCGCTCTACCGCTCTCAGCCGGAAGATTTCGACCGCATCCGCCTCGGATATTTTCGATGCTGGATTGCCGCTGCCCGCATACTGGATGCGCTTAATCGCCGCCAAATGATTGCGCTGCGCTTTCGTCCACCGCTTGCCAAAGTTTGAGTTCAGCGCACCAGTCCGCAGTTTTGCGGAGGCCCTTAAAGCCTCACAAACATGCGGAGGCCGCTTCTTCCCCAGAAGCGCTGCGCGAATTTTTTCTCGAACCTCCGGGCAAGGATTTCTCCCGCCTTCTCCACCATCGCTCATGTTGGTGAGCCGATGTCCGCCAGAACGACATGCTTCAATCCAGAACATCTCCCGCTCGTTCTGGCTGTCGTCCGAGCACTCCTCTAGCGACACAGCAATAATCTCGCCGCCAGCCTTCTGAACCTTCTCTATCCAGCGCTTCTTGTAGAGGTTCATTTCTTTTGGCTGGCGATAGATATGAAAATAAAGTCGCCGAGCTAAGGTGCGCGTCGTCTTCCCAATATAGCGATATTCGCCAGGGGTTCGTGAATCCACCAGTGCGTATATCGTCGCCACTCGCGATCAACTCCAGCCAAATTCCAGCGCGCCATAGAACGCGCTGTTGTTCGGAATGGCTGCGCCCGCGTAGCAGAGCCACCCCAAGCACGCGCCATCATAAACGCGCGGCATGGACGGAAGCTGGTTCACCAGATCACGCTCCGCAGCGACGCCCAGCGTCGTCATGGGCAGCGTCAGCAGCGGCTTCGCAAACACCATGTTGTAAACGCCGGTCGTAACGCCCGCCGTGCCCAAGATGATGTTGGTCACTTCGCGCACGCCACTGTCGCCGCCCGCAAGCGGCATGAACGGGCCGAACTTGCCCGAGCCCGTGCCCGAGTAAGGCACAGTCAGCAACGGAGCCACAGCCGTATTGGTCGGCAGCGCCGGTGTCGAAGGGGTTGTGCGTGAGCCCGTGCCCGCTTGGTTGGTGTAGGTAAGCTGGAACGTGCCCGTGCCCGCCGTGCCCGCCGTTGAAGCGACCAGCAGCGGCATGACGCCCGCGCCGTCCGTGTAGCGCGGATGACGCACGAACATCGTGTTGGTGCCCGAGCCCGCGTCCGTGAACGCGATCACAGTGCTTGCGATGGCGTTAGAAAGCGATGTCGCGAGGCGCGATGTCGTGGCCGAGACGCGCACCGTCCAATAGGTCGTTGCCGCCACAAGGCCAGTCGGCAGCGCACCAGACGTAGTGAAGCGAACCGGCGTGTACGTGTCGTAATCCGCCGCCGTGGTCATCAGCAGGCCCGACGAAGACGAGAAGGTCACGGCCTCTGTGTTGACGAACGTCTTGGTGCCGGCCGTCGAAATCGTCGCGTTGGTCAGCGTCGCATAGCTCAAGAAGTCGCAGAGCATGAACACGCACGGCATGGTCGTAGCCGCAGCACTGTAAGCGCTCGCGTTCAGCAACACCTTGTAGTCGGCATAAGTCGCGCCGACCGCGCCGCCATGCTGGATCGCGCCCGCCGTGGACGTGAAGTCGTAAAGCGGCTTTTGAACCAGCGTGACGCCCGAGCCCAGTTGCGTATTGGCGCCTGGATTGCCCGCCCCACCCAGCAAGCATTGCCACGAACCGGCGATGACCGTGCCGCCCGTCGCGTGGTTCTTGTTCCAATCGGAGCGAAAGAACTTCCCCGAGTTGGAGACGTTCGAAATCAGATTGTCGAGTGAGCTAAAGCCGGCCATCTAGTTCCACACTATTTCGATTGTGCCCATGATCTGACCCGCCGCGATGGTGCCGCTCGGCAGGCAAATCAGGTTCAAATATGCGTCGTCTTGAATGATCGGCAGCGTCGCCGGATTGTCGGTGACGAAATCCTTCTCAGCCGGCGCTTGAATGTCATAAACGCCAAGCGTCGCCTTCGGCTTGACCAGCACCAAAGCGATAAGACCCACGTCCGCGCCAAGCATGGTCAGGCTTTGAATCGAGCGCACGCCCGTGTCGCCCTGCTGCAAGGGCAGAAACGGCCCCGCGCACCCGTTCGTCGCGGCGGCGGTTGATATGATCGTGCCCGTCGAGACTTGCGTGTTGCATGTCACCGTGGGCGTTGTCCGTCCTGCTACGCCGTCTTGGTTGGTGTAGCTCACGAAGAAGGACTGCCCGCCGATCTGCGCTGCAACCTCAACCGCCATGATCCGCACGCCTTCGCCGTCCGTGTGGCGGCTCAGCGTCTCGCTTTGCGTCATGTCCTGCTGGTCGGTCGTGCCCATATCCACAAACGGATAATAGAGCAGGTAATCGCACAGGATCATTGGCAGCGGGACGGCCGTGGTCGGCGTCGATACCAGCGCCATGAAGCGGCGCAGGTGCTTGGTCATCGTCCCGCCCGGCGCCGCACCATGAAAGATGCCGCCGTCGCTTGATTGCGTCAGGCGCTTGGCTGCGAGCGGAGCCGCCGCGTAATAGTTCGGGATCGGGTTGCCTGGACTCATGCTCAGATCAAACCAGATATTAGTCGCTGTCGTTTGCGTCGGCGCCTTGCGCCAGCCGAACGTAGCGGTTTGGCCCGCCTCCACGGCTTCAATCAATTCGCGATGGTTGCGAAAGCCGGTCACTCGGTCGGCTCCGGCTCTTGCTCATACGGCTCAACGCAAGCGCACGCCTTGAAGGGTTGCCCCTCCTCTGCACGCACCTCGATGCCGCAAGTCGGGCAGCGATACCGGATGATTACGCCCGTCATCAGTCTTCCGTGATGTCCAGGTCGCCCGCCGCGAATTGCGGCTGAATACCAGACGACACAGCGAGTGATGACGACAACGCGCCTTTGTAGAGCAGCTTCGTGCTCCCGCTCGATGCGGTCGTGACGCCAAAGTGCGTCAGCGTCTCAGACGAGCCCGTGCATTGCGGGAATTGGATCAAGGCCGCGTTGGTGACCGCGTTGCCCGTCACCGTCCAGCCAGCGCCAGATCGGGCCACAGCAACGCGCGCATACGAGGTGTACGCCGCTTCGCTCGTGGTCGCCGTGCCGGCTTCACCGGGATCGCCCGTGTGCAGCGAGATGTAGAGCGAGCCCGCCGTTGACGAACCGCGCAGACCGGTCGCATCGCCAATCAGCGCTGCGTCAGTGTTGTTGAAGATCAGCAAAAGCAGATCATTCTCGAAAGTGTTGCCCTTACTCATTATTCAATCCCCATCGCGCGACCATCTTCGCCGCGGATAACCTTCTTCGGCCGGCTCAATGCCTCAGCCAGCGCTTGAAGACCCATGCCGACAGCATCGCTTGAACGGTCTTTGCCGTTGCGCTCTTGTTCAGCGCCATTGCTGGCCGCTGCATGATCGGCAGAGCGCATGGCCGAAGCATGCGCCATCTTCTCGCGCTCCATCTCGGCCTTGATGCCAAGCTCGGCTTCCTTGAGCTCAAGCTCGCGGGCTTTGATTTGAAGCTCTAGCGCCTTGATCTGACTATCGCGCTCGGCAATGTCGCGATCTAACTGCATGCGCAGCGTATCGTTCTGTTCGCGCATCGCCGTTTCACGCGCCCTGATCTGGGCTTCTTGCTGCGATGCGATGCCCTCCATCTGGGCCTTCTGCATCTCCAACTTGACCCACTCGTTTTCAATGGCGAGCTTTTGCATGTCGCCTTGAACCTTGGCCAAATCTGCTTGCGCCTTTTGCGCCGCGACTTGCGCCTCTAACTGCTCTGGAGACGGGCCAGCATTTTGCTGCGCCTCCTGCATGATCTGCTGAACCTCAGCCACCAGCGACGAAGGCAGCGGGCTGTATTCCATCATCTTGAGCCAGATTTGCGGAGGCAGGCCCATCTTGGCCAGCGTCGGGCCAAACTGGGTGAGGAACATAAACGTGCGTTCCTTTTGGTTCGGTCCTGCCGGCGCTTCGTCAACGATCACGTCATACTTGAGCGTGTCGTCTTGCTTGGCCAATTGGGCATACCGAATGTCACCGTTCTTGCCCTGAATGCGGATCAAACGCCCGTCGCTCATGTACTTCGTTATAAGCTTGAGCAGATGCCGGCCCTGCATACGGCGGTAGCGGCGCAGGCTGTTAAAGAAGCCCGCCAGCACGCCATAAGCCGCCTGCTTGCGCTGCCAATCGACAACGCCGGCCTGCTCGCGATCGATCAAGCCCAGCATCTCGTTGTTCACGCCAGAAACGCCAGGCACCAACTCCATCGTCAGGCCAAGCATCTTGTCGATGGCTGACGGGTATT